AAAAATTGGCAAACTACCATAATAGGTAGTATATTGTTGATATCGGGATTGGGTATGGTAGCAATGGAGAAAGCAACTCTTACTGAGGCTGGTGCTTTTTTTGGTGTTGCATTTGTTTTGTTCTTTACTAAAGATCCTAAGAATGGAGGATAGTTTTGAAGATTTCATTGATGAGCTGACGGAATGTGATCAGCCACAGTGTAACATTGATAACCCAGAAGACTGTGAAGAGTGTGGAAGTTAAAAATTAATATATTACTGCTTGCCTTAGTTTTGACGAGCTGTGGTGCGAACTATCATCTGAAGCGTGCTGTTGCGAAGGATCCTACGATTCTTAAAACAGAAACAATAAAACTAGATACGATTGTTGTCACAGAAACAAAGACTTTAGAAGCAGCTGTAGAATTTAAGACAGATACAATTATCAAAGTAGAGCAAAGAGGAATACAAACAGAAATAAAGATACTAACAGATACAATCCTTATAGAAACGATATGTCCTCCGGATACAATTACAATATCTGAACAAGTAGAAGTCGAACGCTTGATATTTAAAGAAAAAAAGACTACCTTCGATAAAGTAAAGTCATTACTACTAATATTAACTTCTTTATTTTTATTAGCCTCTTTAACAAGGCTAATAAAAAAATAACATAGACTTGATGGATTATACAGATGAGATAGAAATAACTATCGGAAAGGTCCCAAGTCTAAACTCTTTCTATTCGTCAAAGCACTGGACATTTAGAAAACAACAAAAGGACCAGTGCAAAACAGAAATTAAAGCGGAGCTTGATAAATATGATGTTAAGCCTTACAAGAAGGCAAAGATTCATATTAGATGCAATTATAGATACGACATAGACAATAGCATAATGGTCTCTAAATTTTTCTGTGATTCATTGGTAGACTTAGGATTTATACCTAATGATTCCAAAAAGGTGATCAGAGAATTAAAACTTGTAGCTGATGATGAGATAGAAAAGAACACAGCAATTATAAAAGCATATCTACGCTAGTCCCTGTGTAGGTAGTTATGTTGGTTAGAGGGCCGGTTTTTTATCGGCCCTCTTTTTTATTTAAAATAATATGTTTACATTAGAGGAACCAACATAAAAAAACAAACAATGAAAGAGGACTTAATCTTTTACCTCGACTGCGAGGTGCAGGCCCTGAGAAAGGAACTGGAACTAACAAGAAAATTTATCTACAGAGAGTATCGCTTGAAGAGAGATATATCTCCAGAAACAACTCAAGATCTGATCAACGCATTTATCAGAAGAGAGAAGGAGGACAAAACACATTATTACGAAACATTATAAACAACTAAATACTATGAAGACTAGCAAAATTACTGATGCATTGTATGAAACAAAGTGGAACGACTTTAATATATACAAGCTACAACTAGCAAACGGAACCAGTGGTAAGATCCTAACGAAGTCTTGGGTGCCACAGGTCGGAGAGGAACTGAACTACACATACGATGTAGAAAAGTCAAGATTTAAAAGAATCAATCCTGAATATCAAAACAAGCCTCAAGGATCAGGAAACACTTATCAATCAAAGGGCAATACACAGGATATGATTATAAGACAGGTCGCATTGAAGGCAGCTGTAGATTTTAGCAATGGAAGAAACCTTAAAGTAGATCAGGTGTTGAAAATTGCTGATTCTTTCAACGATTGGGTAAACAAAAAGCAAGAAGCACCAGAGGTGCAGCATCAACCATCGCCATCCGCTGCAAGGGAAGCGGTGCATCAAGAGTCAGACGATGACTTACCATTCTAAAAAAAAAACAAGGGCCGGCTGAAAACTGGCCCTTTTTTTTTGTATCATTCAAGGATGGAGGACTACGAAAAGTTTTTACAAGAAATGCTATGGAGAAAGGATCAAGCCTATAGAGATTTAGCTTGTGATTATTATAGACTTCAGATAGAATTTGAAGAACTTAGTGAAAATTTTGATATAATATACAGAAGACTACAAAACCAACAAGATGGGGACTACGAAGAAACGGACGATTGAATACGGAGAACTGCACGAAAAACTACTAGCAGTCAAAGAAGGAAGAATAAAAGAGGGCTATAAATTTGGACACGAAGCCATAGATGAACATATAAGATTCAAACCCAGATCCTTTAATATAATATTAGGTCACGCCAATGTTGGGAAGACAAGCCTGACAATTTACCTGATGCTAGTGCTTGCATTAAGAAACAACACCAAATGGCTTATATACTCTAGTGAGAATGAACCGTACTCTATAATGAAAAAGATAATGGAGTATTACAACGGAAAGACACTGCAAGATTTATCAATGATTGAATTTAATGCAAGCCTCACATTTTTACAGCAATACTTTTGCATAGTGGACACTTCAGATCTAATGACTTTTAAATCATTGCTTGATATGGCCAGAGAAATACACAAAGACTGGCAATACGATGGATTCTTGATAGATCCTTATAACAGCTTAACAAAAGACAAAGAAGCACTGGCAGGAATAACCGGTCACGATTATGACTATCTAGCAGCAAGCAAGATGCGAAGATTCTGCTCAGAAATGAATGTAAGCATCTGGCTAAATTGTCACGCCGTTACAGAAGCACTAAGAAGACTTAATAAAAAAGATTCACTCTACGAAGGATACCCTGCACCTCCATTAGCAAGCGATGCAGAAGGCGGTGGTAAATGGGTAAACAGATGTGACGATATGCTCACGATCCACAGATACCATATGCATCCTACAGATTGGATGTATACACATATACACGTGAGGAAAGTGAAGGAGATGGAAACTGGTGGTAGACCTACAAGCATAGCCTCTCCAATCGTTCTAAGAAGCAAAGCCGGAAATGTCGGATTTGAAGTAGGCGGAGTAGATTTAATTATACAAACAAAAACACCAGATCTTAATCAGATAGAAATATGAGTGATAAAAAACAAGTTAAAGTCCTCGAACTATTTGCAGGATCTAGAAGCATCGGAAAGATTGCTGAGGCTTTAGAATATCAAGTATTCTCATCAGATTTATTACCTTTTGATGGGATTGATTATATAGTGGATATACTAGAATTTGAAGAAGGGGAAGTCCCATTTATTCCTGATATAATATGGGCGTCACCTCCTTGTACAAGTTATTCTATTGCAGGAATAAAACATCACAGAAAAGATGGTCTCGCCATTTCAGACTTTGCGAAAAAGAGCGATAAGATGATGATTAGACTGGAACAAATAATAGAATACTTTTTAAAATTTAATCCTGACTTAGTCTATTACATAGAAAACCCCAGAGGTATGCTTCGTAAAATGGATTTTATGGAACACTATCCGATACGTCATACAGTTACTTATTGTCAGTATGGCGATACCAGAATGAAACCCACAGACATCTGGACCAACAATAATAAATGGGTACCAAGGAAAACTTGTAAAAATGGGATGCCTTGTCATACAGCTGCTCCCAGAGGAAGCAGAACTGGAACGCAAGGGCTGAAAAACAACTATGAAAGAAGCAAAATACCTCCAGTGTTATGCGCTGAAGTTTTGATAAGCATATGAAAAAGCATACAAAAGTGTACCTCAAATATTTTCAATATGGACTTGAAGACTTTATACCTTGTGAAATTTGTGGATCTAAAGCAGTCGATATACATCACATAGAAAGCAGAGGAATGGGTGGATCAAAACTTAAAGACACGATAGAAAACCTGATGGCATTGTGCCGGAGCTGCCACATTACATATGGCGATGTCCCAGATCAGAAGGAATGGTTAAAAACAATACACAATAATAAACTGAATCGTTGATGGAAACTTTACAACAGTGCAAAAAAATATGGACCTCAATAGTGCGGAAGAATCAAATACAAAATGATAGATCAAGAAAGAACGTCTTGTGGAGGCACGCTTTCTCTGTGGCTTGCACAGAACATACTTACTTATCCTACGAAAAAATAGCAGCAATAATGAAAAGGGACCATTCAACAATTGTGCATACACTCAAACAGCATCCTATAAACTATTCACAGGATACAGAATACAGAACAGCTTATAACCTGATTGCTGAACTCTTTGATCAAGAATTTAAGGAAGCATTTATAAGCCAGAGTAGACAATTAGAAAGGGTAGCTCGCAGGAGCACAAGCGAGCTAGCTATAGAAAAGATGAAACAAAACTACAGAAAAGGAATAGAAAGAAACCAAACGAAATATGAAAACCAGATAGAAACACAGAAAGAGGAACTGCGGATTCTTAGAGCACATTCAAGAAGACAAAAAAGCAGGATCCAAGAATTAGAACTAGAAATTAAAAGAATCAAAAACCTCATATAATTATGGCAATCAGTAACAGAATTTTCGAGCATTATAGAAAGCATAAAAAAGATATAGACGAAGCAAAGATGCTGCTTAAAAAAAATGGCTTTGTGGTTTACGAACGTAAAAAGAAAACTAATGGAAAAAGATGAACTTGTGTTGAAGATATCCGATGCCTTGAATCAGTCAAGGTTTTGGATGAAACTAGAAGAAAAGATTCCCCAGATCAGTGATGAATTTATAGAAGAACTGGCCTATGATTTAGAAGAATATGTAGCAGATAAAATACAAGAAAATATGAGTATAGTAGAATTATGCGAAAGAGATCTCGAAGATTTTGGGATTGAAACAGATTAAGTGTTATACTTGAAAAAACAACCAACAATGAAAGTGAAACTACCAAAAGAACAAAGGGACAAACTTAGACACTTCGTCATATCAGGATGCGACTGGTATGTTGAGCTAGCCTTCCACGAAGGACAAAGAGGCGATTATTATAATCCTCCAATGGAAGATTACTACGAAGTCTTGAAGATTTACAACAGCGAAATGCAAGAGCTCTACTACGGAGATATCTGGAATACTGTAGCAGACGAAATAGAAGCGATTGTTTAAATGGATGGCTTTACAGAATATGCTTTGAGAGAACAGCTAATCGTTCTCTCAGAGCTTATAAAAGTCAATAAGGATGACTTTACAACAATACAAACACTTGAAGGATTCTATACAGCCATTAGCTTTTGTTTAGAGTCAATCAAAAAAGTAGAGTCAGCCGTTCTCGATGCTCAGATTATCAATGACAAATTGAAAATCCAAATCAGGGATCAGAAGAGGACAATCAAAGAACTTAATAAAAAAATAGAGGACTTGCTCACTCGCATTGAATTATAGGTTATATTATCGCAACCTAAAATCCAATGTCACTACTCGAAGCATTATCCAAAAGGCATAAAGACTGGATCCAGATGGCCCTGAGCTTTGGACTTCCAATAGAAGATGCAGAAGATCTGGTGCAAGAGATGTACGTAAGAATGTACGAAAGAACAACTCTTGAAAAAATCAGATACAAAAAACTGGATGTAAACACGTTCTATGTTTACGTTACTTTAAAGAATCTATTCTACGATCAAAAGAGATCCGAGGTAGGCACAGTGCAGATAGATCCGCAAATGATAGCATACGAAGATGCCGGAAGATGCAAGCACCTGAAAGAAGAAATACTAGAAGAGATTGCTGAAACGATTGAAAGATTGCACTGGTATGATAAAAAAATATTTGAAATATACTACGGAGAGAAAGAAACCATAAGACAGCTCAGTGAAGGATCTAAGATATCCCAGAGCTCAATATATAATACACTTAAAAATGTCAGAATCAAAATCAAAGAAAACCACAAAGAAAAGTACGAAGAATACAAGTGCTCGTAAAAGCCGAGGACTTGGAGATGAGATCGCAAAGATTACAAAAGCTACAGGAATCAAAAAGGCAGTGGAACTGTTCTCAGAAGCAACCGGTATAGACTGCGGATGTGATGCTAGACAAGAAGCACTCAATAGAAAATTTCCAACTCGGAATGTTATTGAGTGTTTGAACGAAGGAGAACATACCACATTAACTGAATTTTTTAACAACTTCAACGGTAACGTTGTAGAAGAAAAATACACGGAGCCACTAGCTAGAATACACAGTCGAGTGTTTGGTCACGCTTTCTCGATACCTTGTAGCTGTTCCCCAAAAGAATGGAAACATCTCGTGAACGACCTAAAAGCCATATACTCGACGTATGAAGGAAAGTGATCTCTTCAATATTTTAAAGATCACTCACGTCCGTGATTTGCAGAAAAGCGAGAACCAGTACTCTCGCTTTGACTGCTTCTCGGAAAAATACAAAATGGATATAGAGCTAAAGTGCAGAAACAAACACTACGAAGAACTCCTAATAGAAAAGGATAAATACGAAGCCTTAATCACCAGATCCGAAAAGTACGAAACAACACCAATGTACATAAACAGTACTCCAGAAGGAATATATGTTTTTAACCTGAATAAGATACCAGAGCCAAAATGGACAGAGATGGATGGATTACCAACTACCTCTCACTTTCGAAACAGAAACAGAATAACAAAAACGGTGGGATTTTTACCAGTGATAGAAGCGAATAAAATAAGTGAATAACTTTTTTTTTATCTTGCAGAATAAGATTATAAAGTCTTAAATTAACTACAAACCAACAAAACAACACAATGGGAAAAGTAAAAAACCTAATTAATAAGTATTACCCTCCGGTGGTACTTACAGTCTTGATGACTATCGGATTATTAGTGGTCGGCCTTCTTTTGAGCTGCGTAGAGCACATCACCACTGACCTGCCGGTCCAATATCGATAGTTATGTTTTATAGCAGCAAGAAAATAAAAATGCTAGACGGATCCTATCAAGAAGTGGGACATCTAGAAGAACTGGCAAAAGACGATGAGCAATACTATGGTTATTTAGGCAAAGCTGCACTTTCATCAAGTGCAATAAAGATGCTACTGCAATCAGTCAAAACGTATTCTTTCATTACGAAGTATGGACAGGACAACAACTCAAAAGCACTTCTGATAGGTAAGCTCTTCCATTTAGCAGTCCTTGAGCCTGAAAAGATGGACAAGATACAAGTGGTAGACGTTCAGAGTCGGAATTCTAAGGCTTTCAAAACAGCCTTAGAAAACAATAAAGATGTTATAACAAAGAAAGAGGAAGGAGAAATAAGAAGACTGCAAGATGCGATGCTACGAAACGAAAAAGTACTGTCCTATCTTACAGATGCAGAATTTGAAATACCAAGAGTCGATGAATTAGACGGTATGCCTTTCCGAGCAAAAGCTGATATATTACAGAACGGTCATATCATAGATTTAAAAACAACGCAGGACCTATCTGCTTTTAAATATTCTGCTTACAAATATGGATATGATGTGCAAGCATACATATACTGTAACCTTTTCCAAGTGGAGCCGGAGAACTTTCACTTCGTGACCATTGATAAAGGAAGCCTTGATATCGGAGTCTATCACGTGAGCTCAGAATTTTACGAAAGCGGAAGGATCCGTACACAAAAAGCAATACAAACCTATAAAACATTTTTCGAGGAAGGCGTAGATATAGACAGTTACTACCTTGAGGATACACTATGAAAACAGAAACAGTACAAACAACCAGTCTCAAATTAGCAGAGAACAATCCCAGATACATCAGGGATGACAAGTTTAAAAAACTTGTAAAATCGATTGAAGAATTTCCAGAGATGCTGAAACTACGTCCCATTGTTGTGGATGAAGAGATGACAGTGCTCGGTGGAAATATGAGATTAAGAGCGTGCCTTGAGATTGGCATAGAAACGGTGCCAATCATAAAGGCAAAGAATCTAACAGAAGAACAAAAACAAGAATTTGTTATAAAAGATAATGTAGGATTTGGAGAATGGGACTGGGATATATTAGCAAACGAATGGGATGCCACAGAACTATCAGATTGGGGTATGGACCTACCAGACGAATGGGATGTTGAACCAGATCCAGAAGCCAAGGAAGACGAATACGAAATACCAAATCAAATAAATACTACCATACAAACAGGGGACCTGATAGAGATAGGAAATCACAGACTGCTCTGCGGAGATAGTACAGATCCAAAAGATTACGCAAAACTGATGAAATCAGAATTAGCAGATATGGTCCTGACAGATCCCCCATACAATGTCGACTATGAAGGAGGAACCGGTCTGAAGATTATGAACGACAAGATGGACGGTAATACATTCTACAGTTTTCTCCTTAGCTTTTACAAAGCTCAATACGATTATACAAAAGAAGGCGGTGCTTGGTATGTTTTCCACGCAGATAGTGAAGGTGTTAATTTTAGAACAGCATTTGAAGATTGTGGACTGTTGCTGAAGCAATGCCTGATATGGGTAAAGAATACATTCGTGATGGGAAGACAAGATTACCACTGGAAACACGAACCGTGCCTTTACGGATGGAAGTCAGGCGCAGGTCATTACTTTACAGATGACCGTACTCAAACAACGGTCATCGAGGACCAGATCGATATAGACAAGCTGAAGAAAAACGAACTGAAGAAAATAGTAGAAGAGATGCTGAGTGAAAAACAAAAAACCTCAGTGATACATTGTGATAAACCAAGTAAGAACGATGTGCATCCTACAATGAAACCAATACTACTGATAGCACCAATGATAGAAAACAGTAGTAAAAGAGGCGAAGTGATATGTGATCCATTCCTAGGATCAGGATCAACGATGGTGGCAGCTCATCAGTTACAGCGCAAATGTTACGGTATGGAACTTGATCCGAAATACTGTCAAGTGATAGTTGACCGGATGAGAGAATTAGAACCAAACATAGAAATAAAGAAAAACGGAGAGATAATGTAAGCAAGTGTTCTTTTTTATTTAGACTAAGTGAATCCCAATTATTCACTTACCCATAAGAGGATTAGGTCTAGCTTCGACCTATCCTCTCTCTCTTTACAGATTATACACATAAAAAAAGATGAAAACAAAAGACCAAAAAAAAGCAATGCTCGCATCCTTGGAGAAAAACCTAGGCGTGGTAACCAGTGCTTGTAAAGCTGTGGGTATATCTAGACAAACGCATTACAACTGGCTGAAGAACGACACAGAATACAAAGAACAAGTAGAAGACATTGAAAACGTAGCTCTGGATTATGCAGAAAGCAAACTGCATAACCAGATCACAAAAGAAAATGCAACTGCCATTATTTTTTATTTGAAAACCAAAGGCAAGAAAAGAGGATACGTTGAAAGACAAGAAATAATACAAGATACTCCAGAAGCACTCCAGATAGAAATCATTGATGGAAAGAGTGAAGACTAACATAGTATTTAGACATCTTCAGAGCACCTCTAAGCGCATAATTATACAACAAGGGGGAACAAGGTCCGGAAAGACCTATAACATCCTTATATGGCTTATTTATTACTGCATACAAAACACAAATCAGAAGCAGATTATAACCATATGCAGGAAAACCTTCCCATCAGTAAGAGCCTCAGTTATGAGGGACTTCTTCGAAATTTTGAACAGGATAGACTTATACAATCCTGAAAACCACAATAAAAGCAACCACGAATATATGCTGTACGGTAATGTGGTAGAATTTATATCGCTAGATCAGCCACAAAAGATACGAGGAAGAAAAAGAAATTTACTGTTTTGTAACGAGGCAAATGAACTGAGCATAGAAGACTGGAGGCAATTATCACTAAGAACAACAGGAAGGATAATACTCGACTATAATCCATCCGATGAATATCACTGGATATACAATGAGGTTATCCCCAGAGATGACTGTGCCTTTTTTAAAACAACTTACCTCGATAATCCATTCTTATCTTCCACGATCATAGCAGAGATAGAAAGACTTAAAATAACAGATGAAAACTACTGGAGAGTCTATGGACTTGGAGAAAGGGGACAAAGCAAAGCTGTTATCTTTAAATTTCAGGAAGTGGACAGCATACCAGAAGGCTGTGCACTGATATCAGCCGGTATGGATTTCGGATTTACAAACGATCCTACAACACTGGTCCTCGCTTACAAAAAAGATATAGACTTGTACTTTGAAGAGCTAGTATATCAGACAGGACTGACAAACAGAGATATACATAACAAATTGACTGCTCTAGGATTTGACAGAAGAACAGAGATATATGCAGACAGCGCAGAACCCAAGTCCATCCGTGAGCTTCAACTCTTCGGATGGAATATCAAGAGCACAGCAAAAGGAAAGGATTCCGTGATGGCCGGAATAGATATGCTAAAGAGATACAGAATTAACGTTATTAAAAGAAGCACGAATCTAATAAAAGAACTTAGAAATTATAAATTTGTAGAGGACAGCAATGGACGGATCCTGAACAAACCGGTGGACCAATACAATCACGCAATAGATGCAGCTCGGTATGCAACTTATAACAGACTTAGCAGACCAAACTATGGTCGCTATGCAGTAAGATAGAAAATATGAAAATAGACATTATTATCCCAGAGGGACTGTTTGAAATTACACTTGAACAATACCAGAAATTTGTATCACTGAAGAGTGAGGATGAATTATTCTTAGCACAAAAGTGTGTGGAGATTTTCTGCAACGTTCCTCTGATTCTTGTCAACAAGATGCCGCTGAACAAGGTAAAGAAGATATCAAATCAGATAAT